TTAATTATAGAGGAGAAAAGAACGAAGGCACTTATTTGTTTACTCTTGACTGGTCATGGGAGTCAAAATCTACGCTGAATACAAACTTTAGTGAGACCCCAGAACATAAATGTGCTCATTTTTTCAAGATGGACAATGGTAATTTTTATGCGTACCCTAATAATAAGATATTATGGTATGATGATGCATGGACAAAGAATAGAATTACCAAAAATCCAGGATATGAAATTGATTTAACCGAATATTCCGTCGAAAATCGTCGTAAAATTGAGACTTCAGACGATTTTATGTACGAAATTACAAAAATTCGGGATAGCAACCCCGTAAAAAGTTCTGATTTAACAGATCAGGAGCAAAAAAATGGAAGAAAAAATGCTGAGGGAGATCGCTAATGATGATTTAACTCCCAAAAAACATGATTTTAAGGTTCAAAACGAAATTCATGAAAGAATTCGCAATGATGAGGACTATGATGATTGGGAATACGGCACAGAACCACTCTATGAAGTCAAAAATCCCGAATAAATAAGGTAGAATTATACTATTAAATGCCTCTACAAAGGGTAAGTCAAGGGTTTAAGGATATAAGTATGACTTTTCAGAGCAATCCTCTGAACAGTGACTTGATAGCACTCAAAAATGAGAATGCTATCTCGCGTTCTATCCGAAACATTGTATTTACCCTCCCTGGAGAGAAGTTTTTTAACCCAGAATTTGGATCTAGAGTCTCAAAAATTCTTTTTGAAAACATTGATGAGATTGCTGCATCCAATATTAGAGATGAAATAGCATCTTCTATTGTAAACTATGAACCGAGAGTTGATTTAACTGATGTTATAGTCACCGCAGACTATGATAACAATTCTTTTGATGTAATAATTCAGTATACAATAGTGGGAATAGACGTTCCTACACAACAATTACAATTCGTTTTGCAACCAACTAGGTAAAATGCCGCTAGTAAATTTTTCTAACCTGGATTTTGACCAGGTTAAAACAACGCTTAAAGATTATCTAAAAGCTAATCCAAATTTTACTGACTATGACTTTGAAGGATCTAATCTTTCAACTATACTTGATGTATTGGCATACAACACCTACATTACTTCATATAATGCCAATATGGTTGCAAATGAAGTATTCATTGATAGTGCTACCATCAGAGAAAACGTCGTTTCTCTGGCAAGAAATATTGGATATATACCCCGCTCAAGAAAAGCAGCATCTGCTACAGTATCTTTCTTTGTAGACGTTTCCAATGTAGCTCCTGCACCTGCTTCTTTAACCCTAAAAAAGGGAATCGTGGCAACTTCATCTGGTAATTTTGGAAATCAGTCTTTTGTATTTTCTATACTTGATGATGTGACTGTTCCAGTCTTTAATCAGGTAGCAACTTTTACAAATCTAAGAATATACGAAGGAGTTTTGCTTACAAATAATTTTACATACTCTGCTAGAAATCCAAATCAAAGATATATTTTACCAAATTCTGGAATTGATAGTGAACTCATATCAGTTGCTGTAAAATCTAACGAAAATGCCACAACATCAGTAAAATATGTCTATCAAGATAGTTTATTTGATATAGATGCGTCTTCAAATGTATATTTTCTCCAAGAAATTGAGGATGAAAGATATGAATTGATCTTTGGTGATGGAATATTTGGAAGACAGTTAGAAGAAGGTAATTTTATTACTGTCGATTACATCACTTCAAATGGAGATAGTGCAAATGGAGTTGCTAGTTTTAATTTCTCCGGAAGATTAACATATACAAGAAATTCTATTGAATATACAGTAACATCTGGAATTTCTTTACTTGCAACTGGAGTTACTGCAACTGGTGGGGAGAATATTGAATCTGTAGAATCGATTAAAAAATATGCGCCAAGAATATATGCTTCTCAGAATAGGGCATTAACGGCAAATGATTTTGAAACCCTCATACCTTCAAAGATTTATCCAGAAACTGAAGCAATTTCTGTATTTGGTGGTGAAGAGTTAATTCCTCCACAATATGGAAAGGTCTTTATAAGCATTAAACCTAGATTTGGAGACTTTTTACCAAATCTGGAAAAGGAAAGTATCAAATTAAAATTAAAAAAATATGCTGTTGCTGGAATAGTTCCAGAAATCCTTGATTTGAAATACTTATATGTTGAAGTTAATTCAAAAGTTTATTATAATACAAATCTAGCACCATCTTCTTCCTTTGTATCTAGTATTGTTCAGTCTAATGCAACAAAATACTCAGAGTCAAATGAATTGAATAGGTATGGCGCAAGATTTAAGTACAGTAAATTCTTGAAAATGATTGATGATAGTCAAGAATCAATCACATCCAATATCACTACAATTCAGATGAGAAGAGATCTGAGAGTAGTTTTGAATACTTTTGCGGAATATCAAATTGGTTTTGGTAATGAGTTTCATATCTCAAGTATGGATGGATATAATATCAAATCAACTGGGTTCCAAGTAGCAGGAATTTCTCAAACTGTTTATCTTAGCGATATTCCAGATACAAACAGAGAAACTGGATCTTTATTCCTGTTCACTGTCGGATCATCAAATTCAAGAACCCCAACAATTCTGAGAAGAAATGTTGGTAAAATTGACTACAAAAATGGTATTATAACAATTAATCCAATAAACATTTTATCAGGTAAGATAAAGGATGGTCAACCAATTATTGAGATTTCCGTCGTACCTCAGTCAAATGATGTTGTTGGAAAACAGGATCTTTATTTGCAACTAGATATTAATAGCAGTATTTTTGAAATGGTGGTTGATGAAATTGCTTCAGGATTAGATCCAGCAGCATCCAAATACATTGTATCTTCAAGCTACAACAACGGGAACCTAGTAAGATTGTAATAACATGTCAGAAAAAAGAATTCAAATCAAAGACGTTGTAAAGAATCAAATTCCACAATACGTTAAAGAGGACTTTCCTCTTGTTGGGGAATTTTTATCTCAGTACTATCTTGCTCAGGAATTTCAGGGTGCTCCCATTGATTTACTTCAGAATATTGACCGATATGTTAGAGTAGATTCAACAACAGAGTTAAAAACCTCAACAATTCTTGGTTCAAATATCAGTGAATTTGATGAAAATATCAACATTAGTCTTTTAGATTCTGAAACTGGAACAAAAGGATTTCCCGAAAAGTATGGATTAATTTCTATTGATAACGAATTAATCTTATATGAAACCAAAACAGAAAGTGCGTTCATAAACTGCTATAGAGGATTTAGTGGAATTGTTGCGTACAAAAATACTAATGTTGGTATAGCTGCTACCTATAAGCTTAATCCAAATGATGAGCTTATCTTTAAGCAATCAAGTGCGGAGACTCATACTGAAGGAACAGAAATCTTTAACCTAAGTGGTCTTTTCCTCCAAGAGTTTTTAATCAAAACAAAGTACCAAATTGCCCCCGGATTTGAAAATAGAACTTTTGTCGATAAAGTTAACGAATCCTTATTATTAAAGCAAATAAAAGATTTTTATAGAAGCAAAGGTACTGATAGATCATTTGAAATTCTGTTCAAAGCATTATACGGAGAAGATGTAAAGATAATAAGACCAAAGGATCTTTTGTTCAGACCCTCAGATGCTCAGTATAAAGTTACGAATGATTTGGTAGTTGAACTAATCTCAGGTCCAATTGAGAAAATCCCAAATCTAACTTTATTTCAAAATAATTATCTTAATTTATCAAAAGCATATGGAACAGTATCCGAAGTAGAGACGATAACTTCGGATGAAGGAAAGATATTTTATAAACTAAAAATTGATGGTGGTTATAATAGAGACCCTGCTTTTGATGGTGCAATCTATGGTAAATTTTCTGTTCACTCCAAGACAAGATCGATTGAAAAAACCATTGCAGGATCAACGTCAATCGTTGTCGATTCTACAGTAGGATTTTCTACTACAGGAGAATTGTATGTACAATTTTTTGATGGAACAACAGGAGTAGTATCATATACTTCAAAAACTTTAAATCAGTTTTTGGGTTGTTCTAACGTAATTTCTGATATTTTAGATAATTCGGTAGTGGGAATTAATACATACGCATACGCAACTACCAGCGATAATACCGAAATTAGAGTTCGTATAAATTCAATTCTCAATAATGTCAATATTGACACACCAAATTATTTTTACTCAAAGGGAGATACTGCAACAATCCCGACCTTTGGATTTGAAGGTAAAAATGCTTTGGATAATGATTGGATTTTTAATACTGCTACAACATATGATGTTTTGTCCTATAACATTGTAGATAATTCAGATAAGACATATAGTTTAACATTCAACAACAGACATTCTTTCCAGATAGGCGATTCTTTTGAAATATTACAATATGGAATTATTTTATCTGAAGGAAGAGTAGTTGATGTTCTATCAGAAAAAACAATAATTATATCTGGTCAGGGAGAGTTGAGTGGAAACATTTTTAAAGTTAAAAGAAAAATTTTAAAAGTAAATTCATCAAACTTTTCTGATGTAAATGTATTATCTGCAAATATTCAAAACGTTTATAGAGATAAAGAAAAATTACTTGTAGCTTCTTCATCTTTACCTAGCTATGTAAATCAGTCTTTAAATGTCACCAACAGATCTATAACTTTCTCTGGGACATATCAGGGAGAAACAATATCCCTAACTTCCCTAGAGGATCACGGTTTCTATACAGGAGACTCAATTTACTATACGCCAGAAACAAGAGAAGTTACTTCTATAGATGCAGATGGAAATTTCACATCATCTACAGTAGTATCAAGCTCGCTATTTGAAGAAGGTATTTACTTTATCAAGAGAATTGATGCTAACAATGTAAAGTTTGCTAAAAGTAAGTCTGATATTTTAAATCAAAAATTTGTCAACGTAGAAAATGAAACGACAGTTTCTAACAACAAGATAGAACCTTATATTTTCTATCAAAAGACTTTACAATCACAAAAACTTTTGAGGGAAATTTCTGACCCAGTACCTACAAAAAATCCAGTTGAAACTTTACCTGGATTGACTGGTATATTGGCGAATGGTGTCGAAATATTAAATTATAAGAGTAAGGATAAAATTTTCTATGGTCCAATAGAAAATATTGATGTTCTTTCTACTGGTGATAATTATGATGTCATCAATCCACCTCAAATTATAATAACGGATTCCATTGGCAGTGGAGCAACTGGAAATTGTTCAGTATCAGGATCTCTTTTAGAAATCAGAGTTCTTGATCCAGGATTTGATTACTTTGATACTCCTGTAGTAAAAATTACTGGAGGAAATGGGGAAGGTGCAAGAGCAAGAGCTAATATGAAATTAGTCTCTCATCAAGTCGCTTTTAATTCCGAAGAAAAATCTGCTTTGGTGTCTGTTGGGGCAACATTATCAACAATTGGATTTAGTACTTCTCATAAATTTAGAAATGCTGAAGCAGTAATTTACAAGACATTTGGGCAAAAATCAGTATCAGGACTAACAACAAATTCAACGTATTATGTTTCAGTAATCTCGCCATCTACAGTAAAACTACACCAAACTTTTGGGGATGCTATTTCTGGTATAAACACAGTAACTCTTAGTGATTATGGTATTGGTAATCATTCTTTAGAGTCTGTTAATAAAAAATCTATTTTATCTTCAGTAACTGTAGAAAATTCTGGAACTGGATACCAAAACAAAAGGAGACAAGTTTCTCTTGCCGGTATTAATACATCAACGGATTCTATTTACATAACAAATCACGGTTTCTCCTCTGGAGAAATTGTAAAATATTCGACCGATGGAACTGTAATTGGTGGTTTATCAAACAACACAAATTACTACATTACAACAATAGATGATAATAGTTTTAGACTTTCGGAAGTTGCAAGTAGTGGATCTAGTGAAGATTTCTTCTATACAACAAAACAATATGTAAACATAACATCAGGTAACTCAGATCAACATATTTTTAACTATCCGGAGATAAGTGTTTCTTTAATAGGAAACGTTGGAGTTTCTTCCATCTATAAAGCTCAAATAGAACCAATTTTTAGAGGTTCAATAGAATCAGTTCAACTAGTATCTGGCGGTTCTTCTTATGGAATTGAGGATATATTTGGTGTAGAGAGAGAACCAAATATATCAATTTTGGGCGGAAGAAATGCAGAGTTTCAACCTATAATCTCAAATGGGCAGATTGTTCAAGTTCTTGTGAACAATGTTGGAAGAGATTACACATCTTCTCCAGATTTAATTGTCACTGGAGAAGGATCTGGAGCTGTATTAGTACCAATCGTTCAAAATAATCAAATTGTTGAAGTTAGAGTAATCGAAAGTGGTGGTGGATACTCACAAGAATCTACTACTATAACAGCATCGCATCCCGGAACTGGTGCCCAATTTAAGGCAAATATAAAGTCTTGGACTGTCAATTTATTCCAAAAATATATAAACAAAATATCTGAGGATGATGGTTTCTTATCTCTAGGAACTAATGGTGACTTTGGATTACAATACACTCACATATACGCTCCAAGAAAATTGAGAGAAATTCTTTTCTCTAGAGAGCAGGGTGGTGGAATTCTATATTCAAATCCCGATCTAAGAATTTCAAACTCCGTCGAAATTGCATCTACAGATCACTCTCCAATCATTGGTTGGGCATATGATGGAAATCCAATTTATGGTCCATATGGATATTCATCCAAATCAGGGGGAGTTGTATCCCAAATGAAGAGTGGGTACAGAGTTCAATTGGGAGAAGGTAGACCTTCAATAAACTTTTTCCCTGAAGGATTTTTTGTAGAAGATTATGTTCATTATGATTCTGAAGATGAAACTATTCTAGATGAAAACAATGGAAGATTTTGCATAACTCCAGAGTATCCAAATGGAACTTATGCTTACTTTGCCACTATTAGTAACTCTAGCGTTGATTCCTCTGGACCATTTACAAGGTACAGAAGACCAGTTTTTCCTTACCTGATTGGAAATACCTACAAATCAAATCCAAACCAATTTAACTTTGATAGGTTCTCAAATCAAGATGATATTGATTTGAATGAAACAAATTGGGTTAGAAATACTTATCCATACAATATAACAGAAAATCAGTCAACATACCAGTATGTTACAATACCAAATAATTTAAATCAAACAATAGACATTGTAGGAGTTTCACCAGGTTCTATAGACAGTGTAGGCATCTTAACTGGAGGAAATAATTATAAAATTAACGACTCTGTTATTTTTGATAACTTTGACATTGATGGAAATACTAGAGGATATTCCGCTTCAGCAGTTGTATCTAAATTATCGGGAAAACAAGTTTCTAGTGTCAGTGTAGCAAGCAGCACAATATCCAATGTTGAATTTTATCCAATAGGAAACAAAGGACAATATGTTTTATATGCAAATACTCCACATAATTTCACAAACTTTGATTTGATCTCTATTTCCGGTGTTAGTACAACATCTTCATATCTAGAAGGAAACTATATTGCAGGAATAGAGACGAGTAAAGTTTCCTTAGTTGGATCTGGATCAACGACTATTGGTATATCTACGGTTGGATCTACTGGAATAGTTACATTTATTTCAGTTGCGGGTAACTTAGGTTTTTCTAATATAAGAGAAAATGATATTTTGCTATTAAATGATGAAAAGGTAAAGGTTTTAAATATTGATCCGGTTTCTTCAAGGTTGAGAATTTTAAGAGAAATTGATGGAACTATTGGAGTTTCCCACACTGTCACAACAGTCTTATACGAAAAACCAAGAAGATTAACTATTAATTCTGGATTTAAAACGGACTATTCATATTCATTAAACAAACAAATTTATTTTGATCCAAGAGAATCAGTAGCAATAGGAACAGATTCTTCTTTAGGAGCAGGTTCAACTGTAATATTTTCCAACCCAGGCGCTGGACTAACTCAAGTATTTGTTGGAAATGGTCTAATTTATCTTCCAGGACACAATCTCAACACTGGAGATTTATTAACGTATAATACAAATAACGGAAGTCCAATAACTGTATATTCTATTGGTGTTGGGTCCACAACCTTATTTGATGATAGCGATGTTTATGTTGCAAAATATGATGATAATTTTATTGGAATTTCTACCGTAAAAGTTGGGTTAGGTTCTACTGGATTTTTCTCAGGAATTTCAGCAACAACAAGTTCAATAAGACCACTTCTGTTCACTGGGGTCGGTACTGGGGTTTATCATAGTTTTAAAACAAATTATTCAGTTATTACTGGAACAGTATCTAGAAATATAGTTACGGTTTCCACAGCACAAACTCATGGACTAGTAAACAACGATTTGGTTGAAATTGATGTAAATCCCGCAATAACCACTTCAATATCGGTAAAATATGACGACTATAATAGAAAAATTTTACTAAATCCAAAATCATTTATTGCTCTTGACGTAGATATTGCCAATAATTCTATAACGATTTCTAATCATAATTTTAAATCGGGTGATAAAGTTATTCATACTTCACAATCTCCTTCCGGTGGTTTATCTAACGAAGGAACCTATTACATTATAGTTGTTGATAAGAACAATATTAAACTTTCCGATAGTTACTACAACTCAACAAAATTAATACCAGATGTTGTTAGCATCACAAGTGCTTCTGTTGGAACAATTTCACTCGTAAACCCTGCTATAAAAGTCTTTAAAGATTCTGCCGTAGAGTTTAATCTGTCAGATTCTTCATTATCATATGAGTATCAATCTTCAAGATATCCTGCTTTTAGATTTGAAGTATATCGTGATAATCAATTTAGAGAAATATTTGATACTTCTGGAACAAATAGAACATTTAATGTGCAAAGATCTGGAGTTGTTGGCATTTCTAGTAATGCTAAGGCAAGAATAATTGTAAATGATACTCTTCCAAAAACTTTGTATTATAATCTAGTCCCTGTTTATGATAATAATTTACCACTAGAAAAAAGTGAGATTAAATCAGATAATACTGTACATTCATATAATGAGATTCAAGTAGAAAGTAGTGGTTACAATGGACTAAAAACAGTAAAAGTTCCAACCACAACAACATTTACATATTTCTTGGTAGAAGAACCAGAGTCTTCTTCATATTCCCCAAATGGATCTGTTTTAAATTACTATACAAATTCAAATTCTGCTTATGGTCCAATAAAAGAAATAAAAGTACTTAACAAAGGATTGAATTATTATTCTCTTCCCAGTATAACAAATGTTTCATCAAATACCGGTATTGGCGCTGTCCTTGAAGCAGAAAGTAAGAGTATAGGAGTAGTTAGGAAAACAAAAATATTAGATGTTGGATTTGACTATCCATCAGATTATACGCTAAAACCAAAAGTTTCTCTACCAAAAGTAGTTAAGATTGATAGCTTGTCTTCATTCCAATCTATAGGAGTTTCCTCCGTTGGTAGGGGATATGTAACTCCACCAAAACTTCTTGTTTTTGATGGAAAAACTGGAAATCTAATTCCTGAAGTTGACCTTAAATATGAGTTTGGAAAAAATGATGTTATTATTAGAAATAATACTTTTGGAATGTATAATACTACTCCAACAATTCTTCCAGTAGATAATTCTAACGGCGTTGGAATTAGAACAATATCATATAATAGTTCGTCCAAAAAAGTAACGGTTGGATTATCCACCGGATTTAGTACATTATCATCTTTCCCATTCCAGATAAATGATAAAGTTTTAATAGAAAATATCAGCGTAGGGGTAGGATCAACTGGTAAAGGATTTAATTCCCAAAATTATAATTATCAACTGTTTACTCTTACAGATGTTGACGAAAATATTGGTGGTATTGGTTCTGTTTCATACAGTTTAGATGGATATCTAAATGGATCAGAATTTCCCGGAAATTTTGATCCAACAAATTCTGTTGGAAGAATAATTCCACAAAAGTTCTTCCCACAATTTACTTCCATTCTTACAAAAAATAACTATAGAGTTGGTGAGGTAGTTACATCAGGAAGTTCTTCTGGAGTTGTTGAGGCATGGGATCCTATAACAAATTATCTAAAAATTGTAACAAAAGATGATTTTGAAATTGGAGAAAAAATAGAAGGTTTATCTTCTAAAACTCAAGGATTTGCATCTTCTGTAACTGGATTTGATTATTATGCTGTTTTAGATTCAACATCAAAATTTGAAAATGGTTGGGAAACTAGTGCAGGTTTCTTAAACAATGAGGAGCAAAGAATACAAGATAACTTCTATTACCAAAACTTCTCTTATTCAATTAAATCAAAAATACCTTTTGACACTTGGAATGATGTGGTAAGTACACTAAATCACACTGTAGGATTTAGAAAATTCTCCGATCTTCAATTAGAATCAAAAGTATCTCCAGAGACTAATACATCACTGGCAGTTGGAGTTTCTACTCAAACAACTGGTGTTGAAGTTATTGTTGATATGATTGGATATGCAGATCTGAATTGTTTCTATGATTTTGATTTAGCTAAAGAGAACTCACTTAGAATAGAATCCAGAGTTGTTTCCAATCAAATATCATTCAACAATAGAATTTTGACTGATTACTTTGAATCTTTTGGTAATAGGGTATTGTCTATCGATGATATTAGCTCACAATTTAATAGTAATCCTAGACCAACAAATTATAGCGAAATAAACAGATTTGATTTAAGAGAAGTACAGGCTCAAAAATATATCACTTACATTAGAGATAAAAGATACACTGGCCAGCGCCAAGCGATGATAGTTACTCTAATACACGATGGTCTCAATGGATATTTAAATCAGTATGGAAGAGTAGAAACTTCTTATGATCTTGGATCTTTTGACTTTGCAATAAGTGGTTCAGATGGAATTTTGAATTACTATCCAACAAGATTTACGATCAATGACTATGATGTAGTAACACTTTCATACAATTTAAAAGATGATTTGTCTGGAATTGGATCAACTACAATTGGTTCGGTCGTAGAAATAAATACATCCAATTCAAGCGTGTCAGCAGCCTCTACTGTAAACATAGTTAGTTTAGGTACAACTTATACCTCTGCAAAAATTCTTGTAGAGATTAGTGCTGGAGATGGTCAATATGAATTGGATGAACTAAATTTAGTTCACGATGGGACAAATGTTGAATTTTTAGAGTATGGTCAACTTACAACAGGAGATATTATATCACCGCTATCTTCTAGTGGATATGGAACCTACTATCCATACATTTCTGGGTCTCAGGTAAAGGTTGATTTTATATCAAATGCCGGAATAGGAACAACAACTTATATTAACACAATAAGCATTGGTATTGCAAATACTTCAAGTTCTGGAATTGGAACTCTTGAAATGAAACATGCTTTATTAAAAGCAACGACAACATCAATAGCATCATCAGTATCACCAATTTCTTCGGTAATTCTCGACTACTCGGGAGAATATAGTGCTGCTTATTGTCTTGTTCAAGTAACAGACATTACAAATAATAGACATCAAATGTCAGAAATTATAATGATTGACGATGATGTATACGCTGACCCATATATAACAGAATTTGGAAATCTAGAAACTTATGCTGGATTGGGAACAGTAGGGGGATCCGTAACTGGTATTGGTGAAACCACTCAGTTGACGTTTACTCCTCTTCCAAATATAGAAACTCAAGTAAAAGTTTATGCAAATATTCTCAGAATTCAAGATGATTCAAGAGATATTGTTGATTTAAACAACGGAACAATTGAAACTGCTTATGGAAATTATACAGGAACAGAGAGTGATCTAAAGAGAGCATTCAATCTAACTCACAAAGGAGATCCAATTTTTGAAAGATATTTTGATGGATCAGATCCTTCTATTATTGATACATCTGAGAACACTATCGAAATACCTGGCCATTTCTTCGTTACTGGAGAAAAGATTACATATACAAATGCTGGATCTGGCACCACAACATCAGTAGGTATTGCTACCACAACTATTAGTGGATTTGGATCTACTGATAAATTGCCATCAACACTTTACATTGTTAAGATAAATGAAAATAAAGTAAGAGTTTCTGCTTCTGCTACAGATGCTTTACTTTCTATTCCAAATACACTAGATATAACTTCTGTTGGGGTTGGATCTACTCACAGATTTACTGCCCACAATCAAAACGCAAAAGTCCTTGTATCCTTAGATAATATCATCCAATCCCCCATTGTAGCAACCTCAGTTGTATCGTCACTATCAACAAACACTTATACAACTGACGATATCCTATACTTCACAGGTATCACTTCATTCTTTGGTGGAGATTTGATTCGCGTTGAAAATGAAATTATGAAGATTGAAGCTGTTGGAGTTGGTTTAACAAATGCAATAAGAGTAAGAAGACCCTGGCTAGGAACAGTTGTTGCTGGATATTCTACTGGTACGACAGTTACCAAAGTACAAGGAACTTATAATATCGTAGATAATACTCTCAATTTTGTAGAAGCTCCATATGGAAATGTGCCAATTGGAAGCACTACAAATCCACCAGATGAAAGAGATTGGACTGGAATATCCACAAGTTCACATTTCCACGGAAGATCATTTATGAGATCTGGAATTGTAAACACTGGTAATGAAACTTATTACAAGAACTATATTTTTAATGATATATCATCAGATTTTGATGGTGTTGAAAGAACCTTTACATTACGATCTGATGGGTCCAATGTTACAGGTATTTCCAACGAAAATGCAATTGTTTTAATTAATGATGTATTCCAAGGTCCAGGAACTGATGAAAATTATACTCTATCCGAATCTACAGGAATAACTTCAATATCTTTCACAGGAACAGCAACATCTGTTGCATATGACATAAACTCTTCAAATCTGCCAATTGGGGGAATAATAATTTCAGTAGGTTCTACTGAAGGATTTGGATATCAACCACTTGTTGCCGCTGGAGGAACAGCAATCGTTTCTGTTGCTGGTACTATTTCTTCGGTTAGTATTGGAAACAGTGGTTCTGGATATAGAGTCGGTGTTCAAACAGTCAGGGTTGGGGTTCAAACTTCAGATTCTAATGGTTTCTACTTGGAGTTTATTGGAACTGCCGCTGTAAGTGGTGGAAATATTGTTAGTATTGCTATCACAAATCCTGGTGTTGGATATACCTCAACCAACCCACCAGAAGTTATTATTGATTCTCCACTATCATATTCAGACATACCTCTAATCTATAGTTCTACAGTAACTGCAGGTTTAGGAACAGCAGCAACTATTGACATTGTTGTTGGTCAAGGATCTAGTGTTATAGATTTTGAAATTAAAAACACTGGGTATGGATATCGTGAAAATGAGGTACTGACCGTTCCTGTTGGAGGTTTAACTGGAATCCCAACAACTTCTTCTTATGATGAGTTCCAAGTCACAATACAAAATGTTTTCTCTGATAAGTTTACTGGATGGTCTGTTGGAGAACTTCAAGTATTTGATAATATTTCAAGTCTATTTGATGGCGAAACTACAACTTTCCCTCTTACAATTAATGGCGATCTAGTGTCAATTAAGGCAGCTAAAGGTTCTAACATCAATGTACAGGATCTCCTACTAGTATTTGTAAATGATATTTTACAGGTTCCGGGTGAAGGATATGTATTTAATGGAGGAAGCGTCATAACATTCACGGAAGCTCCTAAAGGAATAAGTTTGGGAATTCCTGGAACTAATGATACTTGCAAGATTCTCTTCTATAGAGGTAGTGGATCTGTTGATGTTCTTGAAAGAAATATTCTTGAAACAGTAAAAGTTGGAGATGAACTAGTATTTGGATACGATTCATCGATTGGACAATCACCAACTCTTCAGGAAGAAGATAGAACGGTAACTTCTATTCTTGCTACAGATTTGGTTAATACCAATCCATACTTTGGTCCAGGAAACACTAGCGATGAATCATTATCAAGAACTATTACTTGGTGTCGCCAAACTGAAGATAAGATAATTGATGAGCAAGAGATTGCTAAAGATAGAATGCTATACGAACCACTAATTACTCCATCTTCTTATATTATAAGATCTGTTGGTATTGGTTCAACTGAAATTTATGTTGATAACGTAAGACCATTCTTTAATGCTCAAAATGAAAGTGCTACAAGTCTTTCATTCCAGAATAAAGTAACTCTGATATCTCAAGATGAAAAAGTTGGTGCTTCTGCTACCGCAGTAGTTTCTGTCGCAGGCACTATATCATCCATCATTATTAATGATGGTGGAAGTGGGTATACCTCATCTCCAATAGTCACAATCGGAAGTACAGCACAATCTGTTGGACTTGGAACAACTGCGACCGCAACTGCCTCTATAACATCTGGAATTGTTACATCAATAACTCTAACAAATTCTGGTACTGGATATACAACTTCAAACCCACCAGTTGTTCTTGTTTCACCACCAACATCAATAGTAGAAACAAATGATGTTTCTTCTTACTCTGGAGATTCTGGTATAATTGTTGGATTTGGAACTACGACTGTTGGGTCAGACTATCAGATGATTTTTGATCTACACATTCCAGAAGATTCTTATATGAGATCTTCCACTATTGTTGGCACTGCTTTAACATTAAGTGGTATTTCCACAGGAGATTTCTTTGTTGTTTATGATTCTAATATTGGAACTTCAGCAACTTCACTACTATCTAAAGATAGTAGTGGAACAACAATAGCAATAGGAACAAGTTTTATTGATAATGTTTATCAAGTTACATCAGTTTCTAGTGTTACCTCTACCATATTAGGAATTGGTACTACAGTAGTTTCTCGTGTTAATGTTACTGTTACTGGAATGGGAATTACCAATTCCGGTATTATTACAACATCCACTTATTTTGGAAATTATAGCTGGGGTAAGATAAATCTAACATCAAGATCCGAAAATAATGAATTTACTTTCTATGGAAATAATGGTGTGTCTGGCATTACAACTTCATCTTTAGTAAACAGAAGTGAGCCCTTGAAGTATAAAAATTATCTAACATAATCATAATAAATAGATAAAAAACTCTGTCAAATGTCTGCAATTATAACTGATCAGATTAGAATATTAAATGCTAAGAACTTTGTTGCTGGAGTTACTGCCGCAACAAATTCTTATTATTCATTTATTGGATTACCAAATCCGACAGATTATCAAACTGATTGGGATAATAACCCCCCAGCCCCTAAAGATAATTTTGATCAGGAAAATGATTATTGGGATACAATGATTGCTCTGAAGAGAATAAACTCCGCAGACATTCGACAGGTTGTTCCAAAAAGAGTATGGACTTCAGGTACAACTTATGATATGTACCGCCACGACTATAATAGATCAAATGTAGCTAAAGTTTCTGGAGCAACTAACTTATATTCTGCTTTCTATTTTGTGATGAATAGTGAGTATAGAGTTTATATTTGTCTTCAGAATGGAATTACACCAGAAACTCCAAATGGAAAGCCATCACTAGATGAACCAACTTTTACTGACTTAGAACCAAGAACAGCTGGATCTAGTGGGGATGGTTATGTTTGGAAGTATTTGTATACTATTAAACCAGCAGATGTAATAAAATTTGAATCATCAGATTTTATTCCAGTACCACAAAATTGGGAAACAGGAACAGACAATGCTTCTGTTAGAGATAATGCAATAGATGGATCGATAAAAATAGTTACTGTTACAAACAGGGGAGTTGGTATAGGAACAGCAAATACAACATACACAAGAGTTCCAATCAGAGGAGATGGAACTGGAGCCGAATGTACTATTGTGGTAAATAATGACCAAGAAGTTGAATCGGTAACTGTTTCAAATCAAGGCTCTGGTTACACTTATGGGAATGTTGATTTGGTTGCTGGTAACGTTCCAACAGGAACAACTAGACCAACTTTTAATGTTATCATTCCCCCAAAAGGTGGACACGGATACGATATCTATAGAGAACTTGGGGCTTATAATGTTCTTTTATATTCTAGAATTGAAAATAATAATGAAAACCCAGATTTTATAACTGGTAATCAAATTGCAAGAGTAGGAGTTGTAGAAAATCCAGAAGTTACTACTGGAACACTCCTAACATCTGATAGAGCTAGTGCAGTTAATGCATTACGTTTAACTGGTGCTGGTTACAGTTCAGCAACCTTTGCAGCAGATTCATATATTACACAAACTGTCTCATCAGGAACTACCGCTGTTGGTAGAGTAATCAGTTATAACCAACTAACTGGAGTTTTAAAGTTTTGGCAAGATAGAACACTTGCTGGATTTAACACTGTTGGAACTGCACAAACAAATCCAGCATATGGGTTTGATTTGACCGAATTTACATCATCTCCCGCAACTGGTGGAAGTTTAAATGTTAATGGGGGATCATTAACTCTAACAATTGATAGCACCTATTCAGGTATCTCTACCGTAATAAATAATAGAACATACTACCTTGGACAGACTTTTACAAATGGAGTCTCAAATCCAGAAGTAAAAAGACATTCAGGAAACATTATCTACGTGGATAATAGACCGGCAATTACAAGGTCATCAAATCAAAAAGAAGATATTAAAGTCATTTTGCAGTTCTAAAGAATTATGTCTCAGCAAACAAATCTCAATGTAGCACCATATTTTGATGACTTTAATCCAAATAATGATTACCACAGAGTACTTTTTAAGCCAGGATATCCTGTCCAAGCAAGAGAACTAACAACTCTCCAATCTATTTTACAAAATCAAATTGAAAGATTTGGACAACACTTCTTTAAAGAAGGTGCCAAAGTAATTCCAGGAAACACTGGATATAATGGATTATATTATGCTATTCAACTTCAAAATAATTATCTGGGTATTCCAGTAGCGGCATATATAGACCAATTAGTTGGTGCAAAGATAACGGGGCAAACCTCAGGAGTTACTGCAGTAGTAGATAAAGTTCTACTAGCACAAGATTCTGAAAGAGGAAATTTAACCTTATATATTAACTACCTAAGTTCAAACACTCAGAACAATTCTACTCAACAGTTTTCTGATGGGGAGTTATTAACTTCAAATATAACTATCAGCTCTGGATTGCTGGGGAATACTGTTATTCAGTCTGGAGAACCATTTGCTATAACTTTAGCAAATGGAGCAGCAGCAGTAGGATCATCTTTTAACATTTCTGAGGGTGTATATTTTATTAGAGGAAATTTTGTCAATGTAGGGACAGAAACTCTAATTCTTGATCAATATTCCAATACACCTAATTATAGAATTGGTCTGTATATCAATGAAGAAATAATAACATCTGATATTGATGAGACCCTTACAGACAATTCCCAAGGCGAAAATAACTATGCTGCACCCGGAGCTGATAGATTAAAGATATCCACATTTTTATTCAAAAAAAGTCTAACTGATTTTGATGACAACAACTTTATTGAACTTGCAACTATAAATGATGGCAATATACGTACAAAAACAGTTGCAAGCAATTATAATTTAATTACAGATGAACTAGCAAGAAGAACCTATGCAGAATCTGGAGATTATGTAGTATCACCTTTTGATATTTCAGTAAAAGATTCTTTAAATAACAATAAGGGAAATAGAGGAATATTTAATAGAGGTCAATTTACATATGGAGGTGCAACACCTTCAGATAATTTGGCATTGTATCAGGTTTCTCCAGGAAAAGCTTTTGTCAGGGGTTATGAAGTAGATATAATCTCCACGACATTTTTAGATGTTCCAAAACCAAGAACAGTAAAAACTTTAACAAATCAATCTATAGTTTATAACACTGGTCCAACATTAAAACTGAACAGAGTTTTAGGAGCTCCACAAATTGGTCTCGGAAATACATATGTAGTTAGTCTGAGAGATCAGAGAGTAGGATCTGCTGGAACTACTGCTTCCGGAAAAGAAATTGGTGTAGCTAGAGTTTATGACTTTAAGTTAGAATCTGGATTATATGAAACTGCGAATAAAAATTTAAATGAGTGGCACGTATCTTTATTTGATATACAAACATTTACAAATATTCACTTAAATAATCCAATAACTTTAACGGTTCCAACTTATATAAAAGGAAATAATAGTGGAGCAAGCGGATTTTTAAGAAATAGTATAACAGACTCAAGATCACTTACAATTTATGATGTAAAGGGAAAATTTATTCCAAATGAATCTTTAGTATTTGATGGTATAGAATCTGGGGTGATTGGAGTAGCTGTAACAGCTCACGGTATATCCGATGTAAAATCTCTATATGGAAAAGTGGGAAGTGCATCAACATTCAATGCAGATGTAATTCAATCACCAAGATTTAATGTTGGAATTGCAACGGTTGGAGTTCAAAAATATTTTGTCAATGAAGAACTGTTCAGAACAACATTAACATCTACAGTAGGAGTTGGTTCTACTGTAATCTATCTTGACACAAATCAATTTAGTTTAAATGATATTGATAATATCTCAATTTCTATAGGAAATTCTATTACAGCAGGAACTGGAACAGTAACTAATGCTCCTATAGTTTCTATTGGAGATACTTTTGTAAGAATATCTCAAAATAGTGCTATTGGATTAGGAACATCTTTCGTGACCACTCTTACAAATACTGTAGGATTTGGTTCTGATATTATTTTTGTAGATAGCTCTACAGAGGCACTTACAATAGGAAGTAGCATTACAGTAGGAACAGCACTTACGACAGCACCTATTGTTGCAGTAGGAGATACCTTTGTTAAGATAGGTGCTGCTTTTACTTCAACCTCCACTCTACAGACTACAGTATCTTCCACAGTTGGGGTTGGATCTACTTCAATTTTTGTTGGTATAGTTACTGGAGTTGTTGCTGGAGTTAGCAGAATGTCTGTTGGCACAGCTCTAACAAATGTCACTATTGTATCGATAGGAGACACTTTCGTAAATATTGGAACTGGAAATACTTCAGGAGTTACAATATCTGCAGGAGTTGCGGTAACTTTTAATAATGTTTCTTCGATGATAACTGGAACTGCGGTAACTTTTACAAGAGTTTCCCAATTAGTTATTGGTGATGAGGTAATTATTTCAAATCCTCTATTTACAAGCACTGTAAAATCACCAAACACACTTTTCCCAGGATCAAATAGAATATTTAAAAATAATTTAGTAACATATAGTGATGTAACTTTACCAGATCCAGTTGTTGCAAGGGTTGTTAGTGTAGGAACAACTTCAATAGAAGTTACACCTGTTCAGACTGTTTCGGGAATTACATCTTCGATATTACCATCATCATCAATCCTCGATGTTACAGATTTCAAAGTTATCAACACAGATCTAGAGTCTTCTTTAGACAATACTTTATATACAAAGTTACCAAAAAATAATGTTTCTGCAGTCGATCTTTCTTCAGGAACTCTGACTATCAGAAAATCATTTACAGTTAATATTTCCGGAAATCAGTTGTCAGCAAATGTAACTGCTGGTACTAATGAAACTTTTGCTGCTTTTGATGTTGAAAGATACTCTCTAATTAGATCTAATGGAGAAGCAGAGGTTTTAACCGCTGATAGATTTGCATTTATTGCAGGTGGAACTCAGCTCCAAATTTATAACCTGGGAGGAAATGATACGGGAGCAACTTTAACTGCAACTCTAGAAAAGATTAATCCAAAATCAAAAGTAAAGAGAAGAAATAGAGTTAATTCTGTTCTAGTCAACAATTCAAAATATGAAGGTTCTGGAATAGGAGCAACTACCCTAAATGATGGATTAGTGTTTGGCAATTATCCATATGGAACAAGAGTTCAAGATGAAAATATTTCATTAAACACTGCAGATATTATTGAAATCCACGGAATCTACGAATCAGCGGATACAACTGATCCATCACCACCTAAAGCTGTTCTATCATCTCTCACAAGTTCTTCTTCAACAACTCAAGAATTGATAATTGGAGAAGAATTAGTTGGACAAACAAGTGGAGCAATAGCAGTAGTTGCGGAGAAATTAACTTCTTCCCAAATTTCCTTCATATACAAAAATCAAAATACTTTTAATGAGGGAGAGACTCTTATTTTTAGTGAAAGTGCAATTCGGGGACAAATCGTAACCCTAGAAACACCTAGTTTTGATGTATCATTTAACTATACTTATAATAATGGACAATCTGGTACTCAATATGGATACGGATATCTAACCAGAAAATCAGATTCATCAGAACCAGTTAGAAAAATAAAAGTATATTTCAGTAATGGTTATTATGATGCAACAGATGATGGAGATGTTACAACCGCAAGTTCTTATGATACGTTTGATTATTCTTTAGATATTCCAAATGTAGATAATACTAGAGTATCTGATATTATTGACATAAGACCAAGAGTATCCAATTATGTAACTTCAGAAGGAAATCGCTCTCCTTTAGAATTCTACGGAAGAACATTTGATTCGACTGGAAATTCTTCTACCAGTGTTTTAGCATCTGATGAAACACTGCTCACAACCTTCTCATTCTATTTGGGAAGAATTGATAGAATATATCTTGGTAAAGATGGCAAACTTCAAGTAAAATATGGAGAACCATCGGAAAGACCAGAAAAACCAGTATCGGTTGATGATTCATTGGAAATTGCCACTATCAATCTTCCACCATATCTTTATGACACTTCTCAAGCTTCTATAGAGTTTCTTGAGCATAAGAGATATAGAATGGTTGATATTAAACAACTCGAAAATAGAATTAAAAATCTTGAATACTATACAACTCTATCTCTTCTAGAATCCAATACTGCTAATCTATTTGTTCCTGACGCAGATGGGCTGAATAGATTTAAATCTGGTTTCTTTGTAGATAATTTCTCATCTTTCTTACCACAAGAGAATAAAATTCTTATTAGGAATAGTGTAGATACTAGAAACAAAGAGTTAAGACCAAGCCACTATACAACTTCTATTGATTTAATTGAAGGTCCAGTAGTTGGTGTTGATCCAACAGCAGATCTTGCATTTGGACAGATTGAGGGTATTAATGTTAGAAAAACTGGAGATGTTTTAACCCTAGATTATGCAGAGGTTGAGTGGTTGAAGCAAACATTTGCAACTAGATCTGAAAGTGTTACTCCTTTCTTAATCAGTTTCTGGCAAGGAACTATAGAATTAACTCCAGCAACAGATACTTGGATTGATACTACAAGGCTTGAAGCAAAGATTATTAATGCTGAAGGAAATTACGCAGAAACATTAGCAAATGCTGCAACAACCTTAAATGTAGATCCTCAAACTGGATTTGCCCCCACTGTTTGGAATGCTTGGGTAACTAATTGGACTGGTCAAGACGTTATCACAACAACCAGAAACAGAACTCAACTTGGTGATGCCACAGGATGGGGAGGTAGAGCTTGGTGGGGAACTGTAACAGATACAACTTTTGAAGATACCTTTACAGAAGTAAGAGACACTGGCGTAACATCAAGAACAGGTGTTCAAACTATAGTTACTGAACAATTTGACCAAACTTCAGTTGGAGATAGAGTTGTTCGTAGAGATCTTGTTCCATACATGAGATCAAGAAACGTTCAATTTATTTCTAAGAAAGTCAAACCACTAACCAGACTTTATGCCTTCTTTGATGGAGTAGACGTAACTCGTTATTGTGTTCCTAAACTTTTAGAAATTACAATGTTATCTGGAGTATTCCAGGTAGGTGAAACTGTTACCGGATATGTACAGCAAACGGGTCTTGGACAAGGAACTGAAGATACTTCGGCAAAGATAACATTTAGAGTTGCACAGTCCAATCACAAGGAAGGTCCATATAACATACCCGCAACGACTTTCCCACAAAATCCATATAACTCTCAAATTTTACCAGAACTTTACTCATCAACTTCAACAATACTAAATATTGATACGTTTTCATTATCAAATGCACCTCAAGGTGAATTTAGTGGTTGGGTAGAATCTGGCATGATTCTTGTTGGTCAAAGTAGCCAAGCACAGGCGACCATTAATAATGTCAGATTGATTTCCGATCTATCTGCAACTTTAATGGGAAGTTTTTACATTCCAAATCCAAATCTAAATGTTTACCCAAGATTTGAAGCAGGAACCAAAACGTTTACTCTGGTAAATGATGATACGAATGATCAAAACGTTGCAACAACAATTGCTGAGGAGGCATTTACTTCAAGCGGGACCTTGGAAACTGTTCAGGAAAACATTATCTCAGTAAGAAATGCAAGAGTTGAGAACAAGCAAGTATTTGAAGAGCAAGCAGTTGCCAGAACAACTGGAAGTCAGTTAGTAAGTAGTAGAGTTATCTCACAAACTTCAAGGCAAGGTATTGTTGGATGGTATGACCCACTAGCACAATCATTCTTGGTTGATAATGAGTTTGGAGTATTCTTAACAAGTTGTGATGTATTCTTTAGATCAAAAGATGATACCGACATTCCAGTAACGTTCCAATTGAGAACGATGCAAGGTGGATTCCCAACTCAAAATATAATTCCATTCTCCGAAATAATTTTAGAACCAAATGAAGTCAACACTTCTGGAGATGGAAGTGTCGCCACAAACGTTCAATTCAAAGCCCCAGTTTATCTTGAGGGTGGAAAAGAGTATTGTATTTGCTTAGCATCAAACTCAACAAAGTACAGTGTTTACATTTCTAGAATTGGTGAAAATGATCTGATTACTCAGACGTTTATTTCAAACCAACCATATCTAGGATCTTTATTCAAATCACAAAATGCTTCTACTTGGGAAGCAAGTCAGTGGGAAGATCTCAAATTTACTCTCTATAGAGCAGACTTTATTGAAAGTGGTACTGCGGAGTTTTATAGTCCACAACTATCGGAAGGCAATGGACAAATTGCTAAACTGATGCCAAATCCACTGAAATTTAATTCTCAGAGAGTTAGAGTAAGTCTATCGTCAACAATCAATGATCCAGATTTAACACTTGGCAATACAATAGTTCAGGTTGGAACTGGGGCAAGTGGAAACTACGTCGGAAATGCTGGAATTGCCACGGGTACTCTGTCCATAACCAATTCTGGTATTGGATATACTCCATCATCAGGATCTTACACTTATAATGACGTAATTCTCTCAAGACTTACTGGAAACGGTTCAGGGGCAACTGCTAACGTTACTATTAGTAATGGTGTTGCCATTGCTGCAACAATTGTAAGTAGTGGAAATGGGTATAGAGTTGGAGATACTGTAGGAATTACTACTTTAGGATCAGTATCCGTTGGAAGAGATGCCAAGTTTACTATAGTTTCTATTGCTAATACTAATCAACTAATAATTGACAATATTCAGGGAGATTTTGAAGTTGGTTCGGCAAATACAATAAGATATATTAACAACTCAGGAATAACAACTGATCTAAATGCTTCCCTTGGCGGTGGAATTTATGCAAGTGAAATAATCACAGTTAGTGATGGATTACACATTAAAGTAAATCATAAGAATCATGGAATGTATGCTGAGGGTAACTTAGTAACTCTATCTGGCGTTGAATCTGATATTAAACCAACAAAACTAACTGTCAGTTATGCTTCAGATTCAACTGGTTCAATAAGTGTAGATGACGCAACAAACTTCTCAGTATTTGAAGGTGTTGGAGTTGGAACAACAAACCCAGGATATTTGAAGATTGGTAATGAAATAATTGAATATACTTCTGTCTCTGGAAATGTTATTGGTGGTGATATTGTAAGAGGAGTAAATCCATTAACGTATCCAATAGGATCTCAAGTCTATAAGTATGAAAATAATGGCATCTCTTTGAGAAGAATTAATAAAACACATAATCTGGATGATGCTACAGTTGAAAATCCAGTAGACTTTGACTATTACAATATTAAATTGGATATGTCTAGTGATGGAACCGACAGATTTACTGGTTCTGGATTTAAAACACTCTATCAAAATGAAACAAAGACAAGTGGTGGATATAATGTAAAATCCACTCAAAATATTGCATACGAAATTATCACACCCATTGTACAGAACCTCACAGTTCAAGGAACATCACTGAGTGCTGAGGCAAGAACTGTAACTGGAACAAGCATAAGTGGAAATGAAATTGCCTTTGTAGATGCTGGATTTGAGCAGATTTCAATAAATCAACCAAATTATCTTTCTTCACCAAGAATGATATGCTCTAAGATTAATGAAGATACAAATCTAGGAAGTCTTTCTGGAAATAAATCTTTAAATATGAGATTGAGATTTAATACAACTAATACATATCTATCACCGGTTGTTGACACTCAAAGAGTAAGTACAATTCTTACTTCAAATAGAGTTAATAGTGTTATTACAAATTACGCAACAGATAATAGAACTGGATCAATATTTAATGATCCAACCGCATTCCAATATGTTTCTAAGGAAATAACCTTAGAAACTCCAGCAACTTCAGTTAAAGTTATCTTGAATGCATATGTTAACTCCTATTGCGATATAAGAGCTTTCTATTCAATTGGAGAAAATCCAGGATTTGAACCAATCTTTACTCCTTTCCCCGGATATGACAACCTTGACTTCAGATCTCAGTTAATTTCTTTGGAAAATAGTAGTGGTAGACCAGATTCTTATGTAACACCATCAACTTCACTTGAATTCAATTCGGAACTCTTGGATTATAAGGAGTATAATTTTACTGCTGATAATCTACCACCATTCAGAAGCTATAGAATTAAATTGGTAGCAACTTCAACCAATCAAGTATATGTTCCAAGAATTAAAGATTTAAGAGTTATTGCACTGGCGTGATATGGATTTTATTAAAGTAAAAGGTCACGATGGTCTTCTTCGTGACCCACAAACAAACTCAATTATTAATACAAAAATGTCAGAGTATCAAGAGTATGTTTCCAGAAAAAAAGTTAAGGAGGAAGAGCAGCAAAAATTACAAAATCTAGAAAATGATTTTGCTAATATGAAAAATGACTTGAATGAAATCAAAACACTTCTTAGGAGTTTGGTAAATGGATCCTGATAAAATAGTTTTAGAAAATTTATCCAAAAATTTTGAATACGCTAAAGCTTGTATGGAAATAGATTCAATATCTGATATTGAAGATTTAAGAACTATTGGAAAAGCTTATATGAAACTTTATATGAAACAACAAGAAGTTCTTTCTAATATGTTAAGTAATCCCTAAATATTTGGAGAGGTATTAAAAAATGGCGCAACCAACATCTAGGCAAGAACTAATAAATTATTGTAAAAGAAAGTTAGGTGCGCCTGTATTGGAAATAAACGTAGCTGATGAACAAATTGATGATTTGGTAGATGATGCTATTCAGTTTTTTCAGGAAAGACATTTTGATGGCGTCGGGCAAGTATTTCTAAAATATCAACTAACTCAAGATGACATTAATAGAGGAAGAGCTCCAAATGGTGAATCTCCAACAGCAGGAATAGTTACCACAACAGCATCCACTTCAATAAACGGAACTTCAATTACCTTTAACTATAAAGAGAATAGTAATTTCTTACAAATTCCTCCATCAGTTATAGGAATTACAAAAATTTATCATTTTGATGGCACCAATACCACAACAAATAATATGTTTAGTGTTAAGTATCAATTATTTTTAAATGATATTTACTATTGGGGATCTACAGAAATTTTGACATATGCTATGACGAAAACATATCTTGAGGATATTGACTTTTTACTAACGACACAGAAGCAGATAAGATTTAACCAAAGACAAGATAGATTATATTTAGATATAGATTGGGGAAGCGTGAGGGCAGGAGACTACGTTATCATAGATTGCTACAGAGCTTTAGACCCTTCAGATTATACTAGGGTTTGGAACGATTCTTTTTTAAAAATGTATCTTACTTCTCTAATAAAGAAGCAGTGGGGACAAAATCTTATCAAGTTCCAAGGAGTAAAATTACCAGGTGGCGTAGAACTTAATGGTCGTCAAATATATGACGATGCTCAGAAAGAAATTGATGTTATTATGGAAAAAATGTCAAATACTTATGAACTTCCACCTCTAGATATGATTGGTTAATTTATATGTTAAATCCTTTCTTTCAACAGGGAACAAGAGAAGAGCAGAGTTTAATACAAGACCTAATCAACGAACAGTTGAGAATGTATGGTGTTGAAATATATTATCTACCAAGAAAATATGTTACCGAAAAGACGATTATCAAAGAAGTAATTGAATCTAGATTTGATGATGCATACCCAATTGAAGCATATGTAGAAAACTTTGATGGGTATGCAGACAATACAACTATTCTTTCAAAGTTTGGTATTCAAGCAACTAATGAAATAACTCTAATAGTTTCAAAGGAAAGATTTGAAGAATATATTACTCCTTTGATAAAAGATATGTCAAATATAAAACTTTCATCAAGGCCAAAGGAAGGTGATTTGGTATATTTCCCACTAGGGGATAGATTATTTGAAATTAAGTTCGTTGAGCACGAAAAACCATTTTATCAACTTCAGAAAAACTATGTTTATGAATTGAGATGCGAACTCTTTAGGTATGAAGATGAGGTCATTGATACTGACGTTGATGTTATAGACGATATTCTTGGGGGATCAATTGGTGCTGGTGGCGCTAATGGTGCTGATGCGGATGAGATCTTTATAGGAAGAACGCAAACTCTTACAATGATTGGTATTGGAAATACCGCAACAGCAACAGCGACTATCGTAAATGGTGGTATTAGACTAATAACAATCACTAACAGAGGTGGAGGTTATACTTCTACACCAACTGTTGGAATTTCTTCTGCTCCATCTGGTGGAGTTACTGGAATAGCATCTGCTGTGATGATTGGAGGGGTGGTTGCGTGTAATGATAATGTTAACCCATCAGCAAAATCCGTTCAGGCAGTTGATATAATTAATGCTGGTTCTGGATATACTGCAGTACCGGGAATAAGATTTATTGGTGGAGGAGGATCAGGAGCTGCTGCTACAGCAACAATTGGTAATGGTATTGTTGGTATTGTAAGTATAACTTCTAGTGGATCTGGATATTCAACATCTCCTATCATAAGATTTACAAACGAAATCTTTGCCACAGGAGTTACGACAGTTTCTGCTGCTGCAACAGCTATTGTCAGTTCTGCAGGAACAATAACATCAATCAGAATTACTAATGCCGGTTTAGGGTATAGTGTGGCACCAACTATTACTATTTCTTCTCCATATAGTTCTGGAATAGGAACATTCCTGTTTAATGAAACTATAACTGGCCAAACTAGTGGAACAACAGGTAGAGTTAGAAAGTGGAATGCGGTCACGAATGAACTTGAAATTTCAAATATTACTGGTTCTTTTGTTGTAGGTGAAACAGTTGTTGGAACAGCCTCAAGTGCTTCATATCAAATAAGAAAAGTTGATACAAATATAAATGAAGACGGATACTCTCAAAATAATGAAATTGAACTTGAAGCGGACTCTATACTAGATTTTTCAGAATTTAATCCTTTTGGAACTCCATAAATAGGAAATAATAATATTAGAAAATTATATAATAGGTAAAAAAAATGTTTGAATACTTTTACAACGAGATTCTAAGAAAGACTGTTATTGCTTTCGGAACTCTATTTAATAATATAGAGATACATCACACTAATAGTTCAAATGAAGTTGTAAGTATTTTAAAAGTTCCACTTGCTTATGGACCAACTCAAAAATTTCTTGCTAGATTGGAGCAGTCTCCGGATTTAAATAAATCCACGGCAATAACCTTACCAAGAATGTCTTTTGAATTTACCGGATTGACTTATGATCCAGGTAGAAAAGTAACAACAACGCAAACTTTTACTGCAAAAGATTCGACTACCGGAACCGAAACAAAAAAGGCGTATATGCCCGTTCCATATAATATGCAATTTGAATTGAGCATTATGGCAAAATTGAATGATGATGCCCTCCAAATAATAGAACAAATATTACCATACTTTCAACCATCATACAACTTAACAGTTGAGTTGGTAGATTCAATTAATGAAAAAAGAGATATACCAATAGTTCTTGAAAATATTACTATGCAGGATGACTATGAAGGAAACTTCACTACAAGAAGAGTTTTACTTTATACATTGAGATTTACTGCAAAAACATATCTATTCGGCCCAATGTCCACTGCCACAAAGGATATTGTCAAGCAGGTTTCTATCAGCTATCTTACTGGCGAAAGCAGAGACAATGCAACAAGAGAAGTTGTTTATTCCTCACAACCAAGAGCTATCAAGAATTATACCGGAATTGTTCTTACCAACTTGTCCAAAGATATTACAACAACTGACACTTTGATAACTGTAGAAAATGCGTCTTCAATATCAATAAACAGTTATTTGGACATTGAAGGTGAGGAAGTATATGTTAAGTTGAAGTCTGGAAATATCCTCACTGTTGAAAGAGGTAGAGATGATACAACTATTACTTCACACTTAGCTGGAGCACCAATAAAATCAATCACTGCTTCAGATAATGTTTTAATAGAAGAAGGCGACGACTTTGGATTTAGTGGTAGTATTTTATGAAAATGACTAAAAAATTTGACAAGTTGGATGATGCTTTTAATGTAGAAAGTGAGATAGTCTCTTCAGATCAAGAAGATACCATAGAAAAAATTGAAAAAGTATCATCAGCAGTTGATGATATAAAGAAAGATTATGAATATACTAGAGGAAATTTATATTCTCTGATTGAAAAGGGTCAAGAAGCAATAAATGGTATTTTAGAGTTAGCTCAGGAAAGTGAAATGCCAAGAGCATATGAAGTTGCTGGGCAGTTAATTAAAAACGTTGCTGATGCAACAGATAAATTGATGGATCTACAGAAAAAACTAAAAGAGGTTGAAGAAGAAAAGCAGTCAAGAGGTCCAACAAATGTCACGAATGCATTGTTCGTGGGATCAACTGCAGAACTAGCAAAACTACTCAAAAAACAATCATCCGATGAAAACGTTTAAGCAGTTTCAAGAAGAGTGGTCTAATAAATATAAAAAGAGTATTGATTGCTCAAACCCAAAAGGTTTTTCTCAACGCGCTCATTGTGCAGCGAGAAGAAAGAGAGCAAAAGGTGAAGAAACTAAGTCAAAACCAGTTGAATGAAATACCAAAAATTCTCACATAAAACACCACACCTAAAAGGGAAACAACATCAGTTGGATCCCAATCTGGACCTAAAGCAGCTGGTTCATCACGCAACAGTTCAGTATGTTGACCGTGACAATGATGGTGATGTTGATGTTTATGATAATCCGAAGAAAAAAATTCCAGACGAAAATCCAATTGCTGATTTTGGAACAGTTTCTAAAAGATTAATTGCAAAACAAAAGGGAGAGATCAAGCACACCAAAAAAGGTGTTGCTTATGAAGAGACTAAATCTGGAGATGAAGGTCTTCGTGATTGGTTTGGTAAATCAAAATCTTCTGATGGAAAGTCTGGTTGGGTTCAACTGGGAGGTAAATGGGCAGGGAAACCTTGTGCTCGTCAACCTGGACAGACTTCTACACCAAAATGCGGCAGTTCCAAAATGGCAGCAAATCTTTCTCCAGAAGAAGAAGAGACTGCAAGAAGAAGAAAGAATAGACAAGATCCCAACCAACCAGAAAAAACTGGTGGAGCAAAACCAACTAACGTAAGAACTGAAGAGATAGACATCCAAGAAGTAAAAGATAAACCAGGAAAAGGTAGTGGTAAAAAAGATGCATGTTACAATAAGGTAAAGTCTAGATATAGTGTTTGGCCAAGCGCATATGCTTCTGGAGCACTCGTAAAATGCCGTAAGGTTGGTGCTGATAACTGGGGAACTAAAACGGAGGAAACGCATATGCACGAAGAAGAAAGATATTGTCCATTATGTAAGAAGAGAGAAACTAGATCTGAGTGTTCTTATGGGGAGAAGGCATGGGATAAAGTGTCTGTAAAAGATGAAGAATATTCAATGGCACGTTCCGAACTTAACACTATTGTAGATGCTGTTAGAAGACTAAAAGCAAAAGTTGGAAATGGAGAAGGAAATCTAGAAGCTTGGGTACAATCAAAAATCACAAAGGCAGCAGACTATATTGATACTGCAGCAGATTACGTCGCTGGAGGAGAAATGGATGAGGCATGTTGGAGTGGATATAAGCGAGTTGGTATGAAGAAGAAAGGTAAGAAAGTCGTTCCAAACTGTGTTCCAGAAGAAACTCTGGAAGATTTGAATGGAAACACTTTTGCCGAGGTTATTGATTTAATCAAACCAGAACCAATCAAAGGATTTAAGTCTCAGGTTGATGAGGCAACTCGTATTCAGGCAAAGGTTGGAAATTTGGTAATGGTTATCTGCATGTGGAGAGGAAAGAGTTATTCCCTAAAGATGTTCTTCCCACAAGCAAAACTCCCAAGCAAGAAAGAAGTTGAAGAGCAAATTCAAAAGGTATATCCAGGTGCAAAAGTTATCTATTCTAAAGTAACTGAGAGAGAACCTGGAGAACCATTTTTCCAAGTAGAAGACTGGCAAAAAGTTAATCGACAAGATAAAACAGATGGTTTAAGTCAGAAAGCAGTTAATGCTTATCGCAGAGAAAATCCAGGTTCAAAACTTCAAACAGCAGTAACCGAAAAGAAACCAACGGGTAAAAGAGCACAGCGTAGAAAAAATTTCTGCAGTAGAATGAGCGGTATGAAAAAAAGATTAACATCAACAGAAACCGCAAGAGATCCAGATTCAAGAATCAACAAGGCACTTCGTCGCTGGAACTGCAATTAATAACTAAGAGGTTTTATTATGAGTGATGTATATCTTGGTAATCCTTTACTTAAAAAGGCGAATACCCCAATTGAATTTACTGAGGAGCAAGTTCTCGAATTTGTAAAGTGTCAGGATGATCCTGTTTATTTTGCGAATAACTATGTAAAGATTGTTACTCTTGATCATGGTCTACAAACTTTTAAACCATACCACTTTCAAGAGAAGTTAATTAAAAACTTCCATCGACACAGATTTAATATCTGTAAGATGCCTCGTCAAACAGGAAAATCAACTACTGTAGTGTCTTTCCTCCTACACTACGCAGTGTTCAATGATAATGTAAATATAGGTATTCTTGCGAACAAAGCAGCAACTGCTAGAGAACTATTAGACAGACTGCAAACAGCATATGAAAATCTACCAAAGTGGATGCAACAGGGTATCATCTCTTGGAACAAGGGTTCTCTTGAACTTGAGAATGGAAGTAAGATCTTGGCTGCTTCTACTTCTGCTTCTGCGGTTCGTGGTATGTCATTTAATATCCTATTTTTGGACGAATTTGCGTTCGTTCCAAATCACATCGCAGATTCATTCTTTGCATCAGTATATCCTACAATTACTTCGGGTAAAAACACAAAGGTAATTATTGTATCTACCCCACACGGTATGAATCATTTCTACCGAATGTGGCATGATGCCGAGAAAGGTAAAAATGAGTATGTCTATACAGACGTTCATTGGAGTGAGGTTCCCGGAAGAGATGAGGTGTGGAAAGCACAAACTATTGCCAACACTTCTGAGCAACAGTTTAAGGTTGAGTTTGAGTGTGAATTTCTAGGTTCAGTTGATACTCTAATTGCGCCATCAAAACTACGAAGTTTAGTTTATGACAGTCCGAGAACTCAAAGTGCTGGACTCGATGTGTATGAAGAGGTTAAAGAAAATCATGATTATGTAATTACTGTTGACGTAGCTAGAGGAGTTGGGGAAGACTACTCTGCATTTGTAGTTGTAGATATTACAGAGTTTCCGCATAGAATTGTTGCAAAGTATAGAAACAATGAGATAAAACCGATGATGTTTCCAAACATCATATATGAGGTAGCTAAAAATTATAATGGTGCATACATTTTATGTGAAGTAAATGATATTGGAGATCAAGTAGCATCACTTCTCCATTACGATCTGGAATATCAAAATGTTCTTATGTGCTCAATGAGAGGTCGTGCTGGGCAAATAGTTGGTCAAGGATTTTCTGGCAAGAAAACTCAACTTGGAGTTAAGATGTCCAAAACTGTTAAGAAAGTTGGATCTCTTAATCTCAAAACAATGATAGAGGAGAATAAACTCATTTTCAATGATTATGAGATTATTAGTGAACTGACGACTTTTGTATCAAAACATAATTCATTTGAGGCAGAGGAAGGATGTAATGATGACTTGGCAATGTGTTTGGTTATCTATGCTTGGTTAGTAGCACAAGATTATTTTAAAGAACTCACTGATCAAGATATAAGAAAGAGAATATATGAAGAACAAAAAAATCAGATAGAACAAGATATGGCACCTTTTGGTTTTGTTGTTGATGGCATAAGTAGTGAAGATAGTTTTGTAGACTCTAGTGGTGATAGGTGGTTTACTGATGAATATGGCGATATGGCATATATGTGGGAGTATAGGTGATGGAATTAGACAAGCAGATAAACCTAGGACATTTGTTGCTTGTTGATAGAAAGTGTAGGGTGTGTGGCGAAACAAAAAATTTAATAGACAGTTTTTATAGAACTAGGAAAGACAGGGGAGCAGTATCCTCCTCATATTCATATGAATGTAAAGAATGTACAGTAAAAAGGGTCATTGCCAATAAAATGGTCTCTGCTGTTTTGGGAAAATGGGAATATCCTGACTGGTGATTAGTTCACGTCACGTTTCCCCCGTGAAAACTAACATTTTAATAAATATTTTGTAGATAAACTGAGATTTTACGGAGAAAAAAATGGCGACTCCTCAATTATCTCCAGGCGTACTCGTCAGGGAAGTTGATTTAACTGTAGGAAGAGCTGATAATGTTTTAGATAATATTGGTGCTATTGCTGGACCTTTCCCAATTGGACCTGTTGACTACCCAATTGATATTACCACAGAACAAGATCTTATCAACGTATTTGGCAAACCACTGTCAACAGATGCCCAATACGAATATTGGATGAGTGCTTCATCTTTCCTTTCATATGGTGGAGTTCTCAAGGTAGTAAGAACTGGCGGAACAACTCTCAACAATGCAAACGCTGGAGTTGGAGCAGCATCTACAACATCCCTGGATATTGATAACTACGATGATTATATCAATAATCATACAGAAGCAAACGATTATAACTGGGCAGCAAAGAACCCTGGTTCTTGGGCAAACTCACTTAAGGTTTGTGTAATCGACGATCTTGCAGACCAAATCATCGGAATTACGACAACAAACTTGAGTGCTGCTGGCGCAGTTATTGGTTATGGAATTACTGCGGCAGTTTCTGGAACACTTCCTGGTTCGGGAAGCACTTCAAACTTTGTTGGACACATTAAGGGAATTATCACCGGTGTTTCCACCGATGCAACAAACGCTGCTAGCACAATCAGTGTAAAGATTGTATCTAGAGTTTCTTCTGCTGGAACAGAGACGAAGATTGACTATGCAGAAGGTGGTGCATTTAACTCATTTGATACTTCAGATAGTGTTTATTTTGTTAATAACTCTGGTATCAATACTGGTCTTTCCGCAACCAATCCATTCACACCAGCTTCGGCAACAGACTGGTATGATCAACAAACTCTTGGATTAACCAATAGTACTGTTTTCTGGAAGTCTATCGCACCAAAACCAACATCAAACGTATACTCACTTGATAGAAATGGTAAAGGCGATGGCATTCACGTAGTTGTTGTTGATGATCTTGGATCGGTAACAGGAATTCAAGGAAATATTCTTGAAAAGCATGTAGGACTTTCCAAAGCACTGGATGCGATATCTGCAGTCAATTCCCCACAGAGAATATGGTACGAGCAGTACATTGCAGACTTCTCATCTCAAGTTTATGCTGGCGGAAATCCATCAAGTGCTCCAGATGCATATTGGGGAACTGCTCCAAGAGCAACTGGTTTCACTACTTACAGTGGAGTTGCTGCAGCATCATTTACTCCAGTTTCAACTGGTGATGGTCTATGGGGTCAAAACGCACAAGACACTACTTTCTCAGCAATTGGAAATATAACATACACCCTAAGTGGTGGTGTTGACTACTCTGCTGCTGGTGGAATGCAAGCAACTCTAAGCAATCTAATCACTTCATACCAACTCTTCTCAAATGCCGATGAAGTAGAAGTTGATTATCTGATTATGGGTCCTGGATTGACCGATAGAGCAGATTCTCAAGCAAAAGCAAACTATCTAATCTCTCTTGCAAACGAGAGAAAAGATTGTGTTGCTACTATTGGACCACACAGAGCAGATCTGGTTGGTCTAACCAATACAACAACTCAGACGAATAATTTGGTGAATTACTTCAGTTCACTATCATCTTCATCTTATGCAGTATTTGACAGTGGATATAAGTATACATACGATCGTTTCAATAATAAGTTCCGTTACATTCCTTGTAACGCTGATGTTGCAGGTCTAATGACTCGCACAAACATTGTGGCATATCCTTGGTTCTCTCCTGCAGGTCAACAGCGCGGTATCATCAACAATGCTGTTAAGTTGGCATACAACCCAAGCAAAGCACAGAGAGACAAGTTATATCCACAAAGAGTCAATGCCATCGTTACTCAACCTGGAATTGGAACTCTTCTCTTTGGCGATAAGACTGCTCTCGGATATGCATCTGCGTTTGACAGAATCAATGTTCGTCGCCTGTTCCTCACAATCGAACAAGCACTTCAAAGAGCTGCTCAGGCACAACTCTTTGAACTGAACGATGAACTGACAAGAGCAAACTTCAGAAACATCGTTGAACCATATCTCCGCGATGTTCAGGCAAAGAGAGGTCTTTATGGCTTCCTGGTTGTTTGCGATAGTTCAAACAACACTCCTGATGTTATTGACAATAATGAGTTTAGAGCAGACATCTTCCTGAAGCCTGCCAAGTCCATTAACTATGTAACTCTGACGTTCGTTGCTACCAGAACGGGTGTAAGTTTTGAAGAAGTGGCTGGTACAGTTTAACTTTATAATCTAAATAACACAAGGAGGACTTAAACAATGGCATCAACAAAAGATAACAAGACAATTTCCCAGTTCAAATCATCACTTGTCGGGGGCGGTGCCCGCCCCAACCTATTTGTAGTTGAGATGACATTAAGTGAACTTGGATTTGATCTTCCAACATTTGATTCAGACAAGTTCCAGTTTATGTGCAAAGCAGCTGCACTGCCTGCACAAAATATAGCATCTATTGATGTTCCTTTCCGTGGAAGAACTTTCAAGGTTGCTGGAGACAGAACAATTGATGCTTGGACAGTGACTGTTATTAATGATGAAGACTTTGTACTGAGAAGAGCATTTGAAGAATGGTCTAATCAAATTGCAAGTCTTGATCTCAACCTTGGCGCAACCGATCCTACTGCTTATATGGCAACTGCCAGAGTATTCCAGTTGGGAAGAGGTTCAACCGCAAGCAGCCAAGATAATAGTGGAAGTGCTAATGCTGTTCTTGCTGAATATGAATTCATTGATATTTTCCCAACGAACGTTTCTCAGATTGATCTTTCCTACGATTCTTCAGACACAATTGAAGAGTTTACTGTAGAATTCCAAGTTCAATCATTTAACATTGTTGCAGCAGGCGGATCTAACGGATAATAAATAGTCTTAGATCAAACCTAAAATAATAAATTATGGCAAAATTATTTGGATTCTCTATAGAGGATACTGAACCACTATCTCCTGGAGTAGTCTCCCCCGTTCCCCAAAATAATGAGGACGGGGTTGACCACTATATGAGTAGTGGTTTTTTTGGTTCTTATGTAGATATTGAGGGTGTTTATAGAACAGAATATGAATTAATTAAAAGATACCGCGAAATGGCACTTCATCCTGAAGTTGATAGTGCCATTGAAGATATTGTAAATGAAGCCGTGGTTTCTGATACAAATGATACTCCCGTACAGATTGATCTAGATAATCTTAATGCAAGTGATTCTATTAAGAAAAAAATAAGACACGAATTTAAATTTATTTTGGATCTATTAGATTTTGATAAGAAAGCTCACGAAATCTATAGAAACTGGTATATTGACGGTAGACTTTATTATCATAAAGTAATTGATCTAAAGAAACCAAACGAAGGTATTCAAGAACTACGTTATATTGACGCAATGAAGATGCGTTATATACGTCAAAATAAAAAGAAACCAGAAGACAGATATAATATTTCAAAATTACAAAGCGATAATCCTATGGATTATAGCTTCCCAGACATTGAAGAGTATTTTATTTACAATCCCAAAAACTCTCAACCAACTGGGAATGTTAATGCAACTGGTGCAAGCCAAGGAATCAAAATGACAAAAGATTCCATCACATATTGCACTTCAGGACTTGTAGATAGAAATAAAGGAAATACTCTTTCATATCTTCATAAGGCAATCAAGTCACTTAATCAACTCCGTATGATTGAGGACTCTCTTGTTATCTATAGATTATCTCGTGCTCCTGAGCGTAGAATTTTCTATATTGATGTTGGCAATCTCCCTAAAGTTAAGGCAGAACAGTATCTCCGTGACGTTATGATGCGTTATCGCAACAAGCTTGTATATGATGCCAATACCGGAGAGATCCGTGATGATAAGAAATATATGGCAATGCTTGAGGATTTCTGGCTACCTCGCCGTGAAGGTGGTAGAGGAACTGAGATTACTACACTCCCAGGTGGTCAAAACTTAGGAGAAATTACTGACATTGAGTACTTTAAAAAGAAACTGTATCGTTCTTTAAATGTTCCACCATCAAGAATGGATGGTGAAGGTGGATTTAA